CGGATAAACAAACGCGTTATCATTCAGTAGCAACAATGTAATTGTTTTGTAGATGAAATCGTATGGCGTCATGATCTCGTTCGGTTTATACTTCAAAAGAAAAGACAGTCGACCTTTTTTCTCAGTCACTGTCTTATCATTTTCGGTTTTGATAAATCTTGGTTTGAGTTTAGCACATTGGCTAGCTACTCGATCTATACATATTTTGACTACATCACTTTTTGAAATGTTAGTTCCAAATGGTGTATAAAAAGTATTTAAGTTACTGATTAACTGGAGTGCATCAAATGATCCAGTTTTTTGTTTTCGTTTTAAAATTGGCATTGCATCTCTCCTAACAAAAAGAGCTCCTTGAGCTCTTATAGTAAACGATTGCTTTCTTCTATTTTTTCTTTACTCACATCGAAATCTATATTAATTGTTGTTGCATCTGATATATCTAAGGAATACTCAGACATTATGTCAAAAAGCGTACAATTAGAATTTGTAATTTGATTAGATGTAAAATTAACTATGGTTTGATTATAATTTGACGTTTTTTGATATTTCTCTTCTAAAATCATAAAATTCTACTCCATTCATCTCTATTCCTATTATCTTGAAGTTTAAGTTGTCCATTTTGATTTTGAACTTTTAGCTCGCCTTCTGAGATAAACTGATGGGACCCACCAAAAGTGCTTTCAATTAATCCTCTAATAAACTTATAACTTTTAGTCTGATCACGACCTATATATTTCACAGGATCGTAAGGTTTATCTAAAATCATATCTTGTTTTACGTTTTGGTATAAATCTAAAATCAATTTATTCAATTCATCATCAGCTGATTCAACAGGAAGCTTTAAATTTGTTGCTTCCGTTTTATTAATTGTATAATCATGACTCCCTGAATCGCTACACAGAAAGGAAATTATTTTCTTCTTTGAAAAAAACTTATTGCTAGGATAGTGCATATTTAATAATTTTTTGGCAAGCATTTGTATCTGAATTTTAGATCTATATACACTTCCAATAACCATCGGGTGAACCTTATTTGATAGATTATTATATATATCTTTGAAATTCTTACCAGATTTTATATTTAATTCTGTTTTCGCAAAATCAATATAGCCTTTCACGCCTTCAACGCTTATAGGAATCAGTCTTCTCGGATTAGAGTCAGGTTCAAATGGATTAAGTGGTGTAGTTAGAGAAGGATCTATTGGTCCCAAAGTTGATTGATTGTTCATAATAATTTTATTTGCACCTAAACTAATTAAGGTTCCAGCACTCCTTGCTTTATTAAGTACAATAATTTCAAAATAATCTGTATATTCCCTTATCATATTTACTATGTTCCAAGCTGCGAGTGTATTCCCACCCAAAGTATGTAAAATGAGAGTGATCTTTCTTGTTCCGTTTAATTTTTCCAGATGCTCACCAAACAAATCAATCACATCAGAAGCAATGCTAGTTCCCATATTAGCTCTATCACTTGTAACATAAAGCATTACTTTACTTTGTCGCTTTTCCTCGATTTTCTTCATTAATTCGTTTCTTTTTTCACGCATTTCCCCACCCACTATCAAAAGAATTCATTTAGTAATATGGATTTATTTTACAATATATATGAAACATTTGCAATAGAATCCATCATTTTATCATGTTATCATAATCTGTTTTGTATCTATTTAAAACTACATAAGCAATGATTAAGGCAACTGTACCATCAATTCGTTTGTACTTCGAGTTCAACTTTGACGGTTGAATATTTCCATTTAGATCAACCTTCGCTTGTGTATTTGATAAACACCATTTCATGATTGGATTGTTGTTGTAATTCACTAAGTTGTTTTTTAAGTCTGCTTCCAAGATTTTCATCGGTTCAGATAATGAATAGATTCCTTGCCTAACTTTATCCATATTGAATCCTAAGTCTTCCATTTCCTTAATCCAATACTGTGAGTTCCAGGGGTCATATCCAACCCATAAAGGTCTGATACCATATGTTTGAATCATCTTCATGAACCATTGAGTAACCAAACTAAAGTCGTTTTGATTTCCTTCAGTTAACGTCACAAAACCTTTCTTGATCCAAATATCATAGGGTACGTTATCTTCTTTGATTCTCTTCTCTACAACTTCGCTAGGCATAAAGAAATGTGGAATAACAAACTTCTTATTGCTATCTCTTTTTTGGATAACCAGAACTGCTGCAGTTAGATCGGTTGTTGAAGATAGATCAACACCACCAATTGCATAAGAATCTCTTAACTCATCAATTGTATAATCATCTTCATTATTTAAATCTTCGAACGATAACCAAGAGCCAGAGTCTGCTTGTTTGATATTGAAATCCTTACAAAGCATCGTCACTCTAGTAGATAAATCATGTTTTGATTTATTCATGACATCTTCTAGGTATGAAGGAGTTTTAACTACACCAATACTTGGATTTGACTTTTGCCATGTCAGAGTATCTTCATAGATTTCTTTAGTTGAGTCTTGAGTATATAACCAAGCTAGTACTCTTTCATCCTGAATTTCACCTTTCAACATCTTTCTTGCATAATCTAGTTTGCTATCTAAAAAACCACCGATGGTTGTCCCTTCAGTGGTTATGATAAATATGAGTGGTTCATTTTTGGTTGATTGAGATTGCTTGATCGCATCATAAACTTTTGAATCGGTCATTTCATGCACTTCATCAATACATCCTACTTCTATGTTATAACCATCTTTGTTTCTTGATTGAGCTGATAATTTCTTTATCTTGTTTTTTGTTTTTGGAGAATAGATGTGAAAGATATTCTTTTTGCTTCTGGTATCTTTTGATAAAGATGGCGACTGTTCTCTCATGTTGTTTATCTCTTCAAATAGAATATTAGCTTGTTCTGTTGTATTAGAAGCACAAACAATATCGACACCACCACTTGATAGAAAGAATTCAGCTAAATCGATACCTGCTACAAAAGTAGTCTTGCCATTCTTTCGAGCAATCAGTAATATAACTTCATTGAATCTTCTAAGTCCTGAATCAGCCATTTTAAATCCATACGCTGTTTGAATTAATGCTTTCTCCCAAAGCTCTAAAATAAATGGTAGTCCGTTGAATGGAGATTTGGTATGTTTGCAAAAGGTTTCAATAAAATCGATTCTTAAATTGCCTGGTTTCTCATCAAAGATGTATGCTGGATTATCCAAATCTCGAATGAGCTGATTCAATTGAGTTTTAAGTTCTTCTCCGGCTATGATGTTTCCTTTTTCAATTGCATTGTAGTATTCGATTAAATAATTCATTCATTTGCTCTCTTAAGAAATTCATCAAATGCATCATCTCCGTCATCTACTTGTGTTCCAAGAATAGTGTTTAATGTCTTAATCACAGTACCATATGAATTAACAAGTTTCGTATAATATTTCGCTGCTTCAGTTTGTCGTTGCATTCCTTTAATTGATATCTGGATAGCCCCATGCTTTCTAATTTGCTCTTGTAACTTATCAAGTTCCACTTTCATAAATGCAGCTTGATTAATTAGGTTGTCCACTAACTCTGTCTTTGATTCATCGACCAAAGAAAAAAGCGACTTTAATCGCTTGTATTCCTTTTCTATATTCATAGTTTGTTTAAATCCTTAATATATGCTTCTACAGATTTCTGGTATTCAACATCTTTATCTAAGTTGTACTTCTCGTTGATTGCATGACTTAATTTATTCAGTAGTGGTATTAACTCTTCATTCAAATCACCAATCTTTTTTATATCCCTCGATTGTAGATCACGAGCATGTGTTACTTCTTCTCTAAAAAATTTTAGTTTGAACCATTCTTCATCTGAAAGTCCATCCCTTAATTCTGCTTCATATAACTTTCTAGCTTGAAAGATTGCTAGATGATAAAACGACATATTTAAATCAATATATGCTGGGTGAATTCGAGCAAACTCATCACCAGAAACCCCTAATTTAGTGAATACTTTTGTGATTTTATTTGTTATGTATTCTAATATCATTAAGCTTCTTAGATAGTTTTCTTCTAATGCTTGCACATTTTCACCTTCTTAAAATTAAATCTCAGATTTTCAAAAAATATGGCTCGTGTTTTTTAATTGCCCACCTGTACGGTACCCCTTCAAAAATGTCCATGACTAGCTGGGGGGAGTCCTTTTGATTGCTTACTTCTTTTGATTCTTTCAAAAACTCTATTAAAATCAACATAAATAGAAGAATTACAACATCCTACTACACTAGCTTCTATTAAAGCATCATCTCCAAAAACCTTATGCACTTCAATAAAAAAATCCTCAATATTATAGTTAGTATTGACTTTTTTAGCACTATTGAATTCTTCCTCTGCCATTTTGTTTATTTCAGTAAGCATATCAAGATTTGCATTTAAAGATATCTGTGCTTTTAAATTTGTCAACTTGTGAAATGAGTCCATTATAAACACCTACTTTTATAAACATTATACCAAACAACACTTATTTATTCGAGGTTATCTTGAAATGAAATTACCATCTTCATCAAATTGTTTCTCTTTAGAGAATCGCTTATGCTCATCATTGTGACATTTCTTACACAAGAACTCCAAATTTTCTTGATGCAAGCTGATTGATGTATCCATTACATTTTGAACTGTAAGTCTTGTTTTATGATGAACATCTTCTCCTAATGCACCACATCGTTCACACTTTCCATTAGCCTCTCGTATCTTGAGTTCTCTAGCTACTTGCCAAGGAATTGACTTATAAAACCTGTGCAGTTCTTTAGGCTTTCTCATATAGCTTTCTCAATTCAGTAATCTTATCATCTACATGCTCCCAACGAACTTTCAAATCTTCTCTACCAAAGTGGCCATAAGCTGCTAACTCTTGGAACTTGACGTTGTCTAGCTCAAGTTCTTTTTTAATGTGTTGTGGTCTGAAATCAAATACCTGGTTAACAAGGTCTTGAATTTTGCTGTCGCTTATAACTCCTGTACTGAATGTATTTACGTAGACACTTACTGGCTTTGCTATACCAATTGCATAACCTATCTGTATCTCGCAGTGTGTGGCCAAACCTGCCCCTACAACGGCTTTTGCTACGAATCTGGCATAATAAGCCGCACTGCGATCAACCTTGCTTACATCCTTGCCAGAAAAGGCTCCTCCGCCATGCTTTGCATAGCCACCATACGTATCAACAATAATCTTTCTACCTGTTAATCCTGAATCTGCATAAGGTCCACCTACAACAAACTCACCTGTAGGATTAATTAGAATTTCAGCTTCTTTGATCGTGTGATCATCAAATACTTTTGTTAAGACTTCATTAATAATGATATCTTCATATAGTTCTCTTCGTATCCAGGATTTCGTTTGTGCTGAAACAATGATTGTTTGAACTTTCTTTGGTCTTCCATTTTCGTATACAACTGACACCTGACATTTGCCATCTGGACCAAAGATATGAGAATAATGTTCTTTGCGAATTTTATCCATTTCTTTGGATATCTGATTAGCTAGCATAATTGGTAATGGCATAAATTCTTGTGTCTCATTACATGCACAACCAAACATAATCCCTTGATCGCCTGCTCCTTGCTCATGTGATTCAGATGAATTTACTCCAAGAGCTATGTCTGGTGACTGTTTGCTTATCTTTTCCATAACTACAAAGTTATCTTCATAGCCAATTTCGTGCAGCTTCTTTTTTGCAATATCAGTATAATCAACTTTTGCAGTTGTTGTTACTTCTCCAAAGACAAAAACTAAATCATCTTTGATTGCTGTTTCAACTGCTACTCGTGCGTTTTTATCTTGTTCTAAAATCGCATCTAGTATTGCATCACTGATTTGATCACATACTTTATCTGGATGTCCACTAAATACGGATTCACTTGTTATGAC